GCCGAATATATGAAAAAAAGATTTTAGAAGCCGCTGTTAACAAATATGTTAAAGAGCAGGTTTCTACTGGAAGAGCAGTTGGAGAGTTAAATCATCCGGAAGGACCAACTGTTAATCTAGACAAAGTTTCTCACAAAATTACTGAGCTCCGTTGGGAAGGAAGTAACGTTGTAGGAAAAGCATCAATTCTTAAAACCCCTATGGGACAGATCGTAGAAGGTCTGCTTGAAGGTGGAGTTAAGCTTGGTGTATCAAGTCGTGGAATGGGAAGCCTTGTGCAAAAAGGCGGTACTAGTTACGTTGGTAAAGACTTTATGTTAGCCACCGTAGACATAGTTCAAGATCCATCCGCTCCGGAAGCATTCGTTAATGGAATCATGGAAGGGGTAGAATGGGTTTGGGATAATGGAATACTCAAAGCACAAGACATTGAAATAATTGAGACTGAAATAAAGACGGCAAGGAACACCGCATCATCTGATGTTGAAATTCGTGCATTTAAAAATTTCCTCTCGAAACTTGTAAACTCTAAATAAATAGGAGAACGACATGTCAGAAGACGTAAAAAACTTAAATGACGCTGAAGACGTTCAAGAGCAAGCTTCTGAAGAAGTACTTAACGATGAAACACAAGTAATCGACGAGACTCAAGAGGAAGTGATTGAAGAGACACAAGCTGAAGAGTCTACTGAGGAATCAGTAGAAGATTTGGAAGAAGCAGCCAAAAAGAAGGAAGAGGACTATGAAGAATCTACCTCCAAAGAAGTTGCAATGCCAAAAACTAAAGCTGGTGTTATTCAAGCAGCTGTTGATATGTTAAAATCAGCAAGAAAAGAGGACGCGCAAAAGCTCTTCGCTAAAATGACTAAAATCGACGAAGTCGAAGAAGACAACGATCAAGAAGTTGCAGATGCAGATAAGGCCATGAAGGCTTCTTTACCTAAGAAGAAGAATGAACTTAAAGCAAAAGCAAAAGTTGAGAAAGTTGACTTTGATGAAGACATCGATAACATAGTCAAAGAAGAAGCTACTCTTTCAGATGGATTCCGTGATAAAGCGGGTACAATATTCGAAGCAGTGCTTACTAGCAAACTTGCCGAAGAGATTGAACGCTTAGAAGCAGAATATGCGCAAAACTTGGAAGAAGAAGTTTCCGACATCGAAGGTTCACTCGTAGAGAAGGTAGATTCATATCTTAACTACGTAGTTGAAAATTGGGTGAAAGAAAATGAAGTTGCAATCAATCAAGGTCTTAAAACCGAGATTGCTGAAGACTTTATGACTTCCTTACAAGCAGTGTTCAAAGAACATTATATCGAGGTTCCAGAAGGTAAGGAAGACTTAATCGACGATCTAGCCGAGCAAGTATCTGAACTAGAAGAATCTTTAAATAAATCCACAGAAGATAATATCTCTTTACACAACAAAGTCTCATCTTTCGAGAAAGACCAAATTGTTAGAGAAGCATCTTCAGGGCTTGCAGAAACTGAAGCCGAAAAATTAGCTAAACTCTGTGAAGATGTTGAGTTTGATAATATAGATACTTTCCAACAGAAAGTTGACACTATCAAACAATCATATTTCAAAGGTGAAGTTAAGGAATCGGTTGACGAAGTAAATAGCATGGTAGGTGAAGACGAGGCTCCGGTCGAAGTCCAATCCGACACTATGTCTAGATACACTCAGGCTATAACTAAATTTAATAAGTAATCTTAAAGGGGAAAACAAATGTTTAACGCAGATTCACAATTAATCGAAAAATGGTCACCAGTACTAGATCACGAAAGTGCTCCAGCTATTGAAGACCGCTACAAGAAAGCTGTTACAGCTAGATTGTTAGAGAACCAAGAAGTTGCTTTGAGAGAAGAACAAGCACAGGCGCAAGGAAATTACATTTCTGAAGCAGCTGCTGCTAACAATATTGGTACAGGTTCAGCTCCGAATAACATCGGAACTTTTGACCCAGTATTGATCTCTCTCGTAAGAAGAGCAATGCCAAACCTTATTGCATATGATATCGCAGGTGTTCAGCCTATGACTGGTCCTACTGGACTTATCTTTGCAATGAAATCAAAGTACGCAACTCAATCAGGAACAGAAGCATTCTTTAATGAAGCTGATACTGATTTCTCTGGAGCAGGTACACATCAAGCAGACCCAACAGGTCTATCTGGTGTTGCTGATGCAGACACTGACGGTACAATCGCAGATGAAAGCGACACAGTCTCAACATTCGGTGCAGGTATAGCTACCTCAGCCGCAGAAAGACTAGGTGTTGGCGAATCAGGCGACGGTGCATTCGGTGAGATGGCTTTCACAATCGAGAAAGCTACTGTTACTGCTAAATCTAGAGCTTTAAAAGCTGAGTACACAATGGAACTAGCACAAGATCTTAAAGCGATCCACGGTTTAGATGCAGAAGGCGAACTAGCTAACATCTTATCAGCTGAAATCCTAGCGGAAATCAACAGA